CATCATAGACAATATCTTTTGGGTTTTTAGCTAAACGTATAATTGAGTACCCAGGGAGCTTTATTTCTGCTAACCACAACCATGCCCCACCACTGCGGGGGTCAACTATTGCTGCGTTCATAGCAGGTGTCATATATGTATAACCACTGTGAAGTATAGCAGTGGCACTACTTGTAGCAGCTATTATTCCAGCTAATTCTTTGTACCATTGTAGATTGGTATTGGTTAATTCACTTTGAGCCAATATTGAACCAGATAATTCCTTGTACCACTGTAGGTTGGCAGCAGTCACAACAGATTGAGCACCGATGTTTCCACCACAATACGGGATTACCGAAGGGTGAGTATCCCAACTTGGAGTATTGATAGGGGTTAAATCAAACTCTCCAGCTTTATCTTTATCATCATCTCGTAAAGGCCAGTAAGCAACAAGGCCAGTTGGGAAACTATCGGGAGTCACACCAGTAGCCATGAGTACAAGGGCTGCTTCAAAGGCTGCGAGTTTAGCAGCATCATTAATACCCCAGTCGGACAAATCCCAAATGGCTGCTTCTGCAATGTTGCCTGAAAAGTAAGCTCCGGGAGTAGCATCTCGGAGAGCACCAATAACTGTAGTATCGTGGTGGCTCATGGCATTGACCGTACCTGTATTGCTGCCTTTATTCCCCCCGTCCAAGTAGGCATGTCTTTCAGATACCCCAAGCCAAATACCGGCACCATGATGCCAAGTATCTTGACTCGGGACAGCAGAAGCTATAGCCCAGTGTGAGGCTGCTCCAGCATATCTATGGCTATAAGCCCATAAGCCCGGCCCAGTTGAAGAAACTAACAATGTTGTATAATGATTTATAGCATCCTTATCACAAACCTGTATTAAAGAGGCACCTGCACTGTCATCATCCCAGTTGAACCAACATGCAAAAGCAAACGGATATGCCGTGATAGCCGGGGATAGTACCCTACAATATTCAGTTTGTGCATCATCAAATAGCCTTGCCATTTCTATATCCTATTAGTCTAAGGTTACGTCAATTTCTCCAACAGGGAACCGAAGAAGCACACCGGCCGCGTTGACTGTTCTCGGTGTAGTAAGTGTGCCATGTGCCAATAAATTACCAGCAGAGGCAGCGTCCATGATAATAAAGTGAGTCAGAGGTGTTGCAGCCGTTGACCACGCAGCCGTTGATTCAACAAACTCTTGAATTTCACCATTCTGTATTGCTCCAGCAGCAGCAGCTTCCCAGTCCGCAGCTACTGATTCAATACGAGCATATCCACCAGTAGGTATTGTAGGCTCTGTTCCACCACCATTATCATCTCCAGGGTCTGCTGTCTTAAGGCCAATATAAACAGTGGCCGCAAACAAAAGGTCTAAACACGTATTTTCAAAAGTAGCTCCAAAACTTCCCATAATTATTTCTCCTAACTATATTGAATTAATATTAGTGTTATTTTCCAACGTTCTTTTACTTTGTCCAATTTACACTTGGGAGGAGCACCATAAATAACTTCATAGGTAGTGCCATCTTCCTGTTCATTATCCCAATTAAAGGGTACATCACAGGTTGCTTTGTAATGAGTGATGACACTTTCTTTATCAGCTTGTGAAACGAGATTCAAAGTATGTTTGAAGGTCTTTGCATCGAAAGTAACCAGTTTATTAAGCACAGGCAAACCACTTGCCTTAGAACCAACCTTTACAGCATTTTTATTAAGTTCTTCAGTATAGCTTGAAGAACCCGGTATTCTTGATAGTGCCGGAAATGCAGCCATAATTATTCTCCTATACTAAACCCAATGCCGCACGGAACGGCCCATCAGTATCAGCAGCTTCAATCACAATATCTATAACCTTTTCTTTCGTATCAAACTCAGCGTCAATAGATAAACCAGCTACGTTAGGATTGTTAATATTGACTGTCCAAGGCTCCGAATCTGCTGTCTGCTGGGTTTTTGTTAGTACTTGCTCTCCTTGGTGTATCCGATACATACCTGTTCTCTCTATATAGCCACCAGTTGCTTTACTACCCCACATAGTAGCACTGGATCCTACGTTAGCTAACATTGATCCAACACTGGCACTTGCAGCAGCCGGAGCACCCGGGTTAAGAATGGCCATGAGAGCAGCGGCTATAGTAAGCTTCACTATCATGGCAACTAACATTTTAATAATTGACTTACCAAAATCTCTCCAGTTAGCAGCACCATCTACAAGAGAATCGGCTAAAGTATTGGCAAAATTACTAACAGTGCTTGTAAGAATATCACCTAATTTCTTGCCCCAGTTTATAGAATCAACAGCCCATGTTCTCATTGCTTTGCCCATAGCAACAAAACCTTTGACATTCTCTCCGACATACCTTTTACGTTCATCGTTTAACTTTTCATAAGCTTCGGATTCTTCAGTCCAGGAACTTCGTTTCAACTCCATCATTGTATCGAGGTTAGAAATTTTTTCATCAAGTGACATATCATCCATACTACGCAACCACTCAGTATGCTCTTGAGCAGATTCTTTCATACCTTCATAATCAACAGTAGGTTCTATAAGAGGAGCTTCGGGTTGTCTATCAAGAATTTCCCCAATACTACCACCACCAAATATTCCCGGCGTAGTTCCTACAGTAATAGAAGTTTTTAATTGAGGGGCTGAACTTGCTTTTGATATTTCTTCACCAACTTTCTCCCATGCATCACCAAGTCGTTGGACTGCATTTATTGGTTTATCTAATCGTGCGGACTCCACTAAATCAATTCCTGCTTTCATCAAAGCTAATCGAGAAATAGTTATAGTAGGCACAGCCATACTAAGTTTACCAAGAATTCCTTTTGGCTTACCTATTTCAGCTAACCATTTTCCTAAACTTTCTCCAAAAGCTTTTACAAAAGAAGATGCAGCAGCATCTCCTAATATCAAAAAAGAATCAATGAGAGCCATAAAAACAGCAACTGTTTCGTTTTTTAGAACCACCATACCTTTCTTAAAATCTGTAGTTAAGAATTTGACCAACTCCCAAACTTTGTTAATAACAATTCCAATTTTTGCAGCTACAATATCCGCCCATTCACTTATTCTTTTTTGATTTCTCTCTGCCCATTCCTTAATTGCTATAGCTGTATCTTTCAGTCCCGGTAAAAGAGCTTTACCAATCACTTCGGCAACATCGCCAAGAGCGTTCCACATTTGTCTTAAAGCACCTGAACTTGTCTTCGCTCTTTCCTCAGCAAGTTTGAAACCAGCAGCCGCAAACTCTTGCACGATCTTTAATTGTTCGGTCGCATCGGTAGTTGCACGTAAAGCAGGAATATATCTCCGTAGCATAGTAAATTCACCTTGCATAGCCAAAGCAATATACATAGACATTGAATCTACACCTCTCCCAGTAGCCGTTGCCAAACCAATTGCCATCTTAGAGGCTTCCTCAAGCTTGTCGGCAGTAACACCCAAACTTTTCTGTTGCTGCATTAAAGCCAAAACAAACTCATCGCCATATATAGTTGTCTGCTGAACTTCGGAAGCAAATTCTCGGAATTTTTCCGACAACTCCTTCGTATAATCACCACTGATTTTCAAAGCAGCATCCAACAAAAACATAGCATCCTCTTGTTTCATAGCTGCTCTTGTTGCTAAAGTTAAAGCTCCTGCAATAGCAACTGCTCCCCATTTAGCAACACGTACCATTTTAACAAAAGCAGATTTGAAAGCGGCACCCATACGTTTGAAAATAGCACCAATCTTATCGACTGTTTTACTTACCGATGACTTAACCCGATTAAGCTGAGCGGGTACTCCACTATCATCGACTTTTATTTCAACATCGGCAGTCATAAAGTTCATTTATTTAACTCCTGTGCAATAGACCAGCAATACAAAATTTCTTCAAACATTTGGAGGCCTTCGCCATATATTTTCAATGTTTCAATTACTGCGTTATGATCGAGTCCCACAACAGTTCCATCCATACCAGCACGGAGCACTTGATTTTGGCATAAAGTATAAAGTTTCCATATTCTCTTATTCTCTATATAAAGCTCAACATAACATCCTTCGCAAGGTGGTTCTTTGTCTCCTTCTTCCGGATAGAGTAAAGACAAACACAAATCACACTTTGTTAAACCTTCTTTATTTCTGTGGGTGAAGGTGACGTATTCCCTGAGTTTTTTAGTCGAGCCTCCTCGATTTCAATATTCATTTCAGAAAGTTTTTCTATTTCGTCGGCAACAAATTTAATAAAGCTATTTACTTTCATCATCTTTACTTTGTTGTCTTTGGTACATTCAAGTTCTACACCGTCAAGGCCGGTACTCTTCCAATCAACAATGCAATAATCCCATCGGAGTTTATTTGCAAGTTTCTCATCGGTTTTTACATCGTTATAAGCGATGCCACGCTTGAATGCCTTCTTGGTCTTAACTGTAATTCTTTCAATCTGCTCATACCTATCAGTTGAAAGTTCCCGTAAACACACTCCACCTTGATCGTGGTCGTCTTCATTATAATAACACCACGTACCATCATTTTTTGAACTGAAATTAATCATTTTTATCTCCTTTGCTCTTCAAAATACCCCACAGGAATATAAGGCCGAAGCCGGAATCCCTGCGGGGCAAAGATTTCGATTTCTTGTTATGCGGGGATTACAATCGTCTTATCGACGCCGTAAACCTTAGCACCACCGATAACCACTTCTGCAACTGCACGATAATGATAAGTCGTGTCATCATCAAAAGTCACAATATCAGCGTCAAATACGTCCTTGTCAGGATCGCCGAATGTAGTCTCCAGGGCACCAGTTACCTTACAATCGCTACCATAAGACGTAGTCTCTCCGTACTCAAAGTAACAATCAATGTCACCAGCTTCACCGCCACGATGGAGCAATTCACCCCAAAGTGTGCCTGTACTGCTACCAGCACCAACACCGACCGGGTCAATATCGCCCAGGGTGGCAACGACTATGGATGAGCCAGATTGTTCCATTTCTCCGTTAACGTGGAATGTGGCTGAGAATGTTCCAATACCCTTGCTATCTGTACCAATATTATTGACATTCGTACATATACAATGCGAACCGGATTTTAGAGACTGATAAATCCCATTGGCATAATCTGTGTATAGCATAAGGTTTGTAATAGGTGTCTTTGCATCGAAAGCTGTCTTCAATGCTATCTGTCCGGCATCAGTGTCAATGAGATAACAACCTGTGAGAGTAATATCTCCCCCTACCATTTGTAAGGGTAGTTGATTGACAGTGTCACCAAACTCGTCAATGTCGGCCATATTGCGGGTCTCGCCCCCATACGTCCAACTACCAATTCCTGATATTTGAACGACTCCTAAATAAGCCCTTGCTAAATAACCTGCTTTTGGGTCTGACATAATTAGATCCTTTCAATTTTAGTTAAATAATTTATAGTATTTACAAAATTTGTTGTTCCTTTTTCATCAGCACGTAAGTGACCTATTCCCCAATTACAATTAGTACATAACAATCCCCGTACTTCACCAGTAAAGTGATTATGGTCTGTTTGAACATCTTTGTAATCTATAGGAATACCACAGATAGCACAACACCCATTCTGGGCAACATACATCTGTTTATGTTGCCCAGGAGTTAAACCATAAACTTTCTTTAGTTTATATCTTCTCCTGATAACCTTCCTCTTATCTGGATTTTTAGCCGCCCATTTCTTTACGGACACTCGCTGACTCAGAGTCCGTTTGGAAGGACTGCTCATGATTAATCTCCTTTATGTTTTCTGAATTAAAATTCGATAAGTGGCATTATACTGCCACACATTTTCAATACGAGTCAAAATTGAATTCTCTCTGGTCATAGAAACTGTCTCATAGTTATCAATATTCAAATCTAAAAAATCAAATGCTGTTTTCAACAATTCAAATAAGGCACAAATTTCTGTCGAATCAACTGTACTGCTGAATAGATTAAATTGAATTAGACAGTTCTCCAAATTTTCTGTGAATGTCCAATCAGGTACGTCACTAATCAAAGAGAACACACTATAAGGAAACACAGCATCTTCGGGAGCTTGCGTATTATGCAAAGCACTCAATGAATCCTTAAGGGTAGAATCCAAATAATGAGCGTAGATAGCATTAAATAAATCGTTCATTTTGCACCAAATAGTTTTTTAATCCAAGGCATATTAGTTTCTAAACCTCTGCGTAAAGGAGCAAATGCAGCCATGTTTTTTGTACCCATTTCAAGATAAGGAAAATATTCGATATTACTACCAACTTTTGCAGACTTTCCATCAAATGCAACCTTATGTATAATACTACGTCGGGCTGTACCAGTACTTGGTATTTTTGGATTCTTTGGTGGACGAGATGAAAGTCGGGGACAATATTCTTTTGCTGTACCTTCAACTTTCAAAGCAGCAAGAGTGAGTTTCTCTTTAGCTAATCTCTTTGCTTCTGCAAGAACAGCTTTTGAATTATCCTTGATTTTCGCCATCAATTATATTGTCCAACTTTTGATAAAGATTCTTACTTTGGTCTTTGGTAATTTGCAATCTTTTCTCAATATCAGTAAGATCACTAAATATCAATAAAACATCCCGGAGCAATCGCTGAGCTTCGATTCTATCTTCTTCTGCGATAATATTGCTCATTCTATATTCAATGCTCTTTTAGCTATTAGAATAACGATTATACATAGCAAACAAGCCGTCTGACGCTTGCCGTAACAGCTTTTATTGTCTATACGCGACTATTACGTACGAATCTATTTTTAACGGCTTAGGACGCATTTAAGCTCATTCCACCAATTTCAAATCTAACACTAAAAATCTGTTAAGTTCATCAATATCATTAACATCAACTATCTGATAAACTTTATTATTGTATTGCACTCTATCTTTATTAGTTATATCGACTATGCTGCAATACAATTTTGCATCGCGGAAGTAAGTATCCTTTGCAAAGAATATTTTTTCACTGCCACGTTTCCAATTTATTCTACAAGCCAGATTGTGATGCAAAATAGTTGCAACCTCAGTTTGACCCATAGCTCCTGCAGTGCTTGTAATTCTGAGTATATCTACTTTTGAATTATATAAACTTTGAAGACTCATGCTACCCCAATATTGGTTTTTTACGGATATAGTTTCTAAGAAGCTTATCAACTTCGTCAATCCCAGTAGAATCTTTAGCACTCACATTGTCAGACACAGTGTATGCATAATCTCCCAGCTTCTCGGATTTCAAATTACCATCATGAGCGGAGTATAATGTATCGTCATTCTCATAACGACAAAGCATTATCGCTGCCCGCTTAATTGCTGGTGGACAAGATGCCCAACCATAAGTACCGGTAATCTTGATGTTGCCCATTCCTTTTGGGAACAGTTTTTGAGTATGACCTAATCGCAAAAGCAATTCAGGATAGTCATCGCCTATTGCAACTTCCGGATCAAGATAAACAGAAGTTGTATTGAATGTCCAATAAGTAGAATCCAATTCAATCCCAGAAAGCAAAATTTCAGTTACGCTGAGAATATTTGGAATCAATCCAAGGAACAACTTATCTTTTCCATTACCATCCCAATAATCCGAGAATGCTTTTGCATAGAAATAATCTTTAGTGATTTTCTCGATAAGCTGTTCTGCTCGTTGGATAACAACTAATTTCTCGGCTGACGTTGCTCCATCTGTCCAATTGTCAATGTCCGTATCGTCAATGTAATTGCCTTCAGCAGATGTTTCTGTTCCTGTAGTAGTCCAATCACTCATTACACCACCTCTGTATCAGGACAAGTAAAACTGTAACCCGATTTTATCGTCCACATATAATATGTGCCAGCGTTAAGGTAGAACGTTACATTACCAAAGTCGTCAGTTGTTCCCTCGGCCACTTTAACAGTTCCTTCAATATCGCTGGTAACTACTACGCTTGCTCCCGCTATTGCATTCCCATCGTCGTCAACTACGTTATACACCGATTCGGTAGAGCCTGTTCCAGCATTTGTTATCGCTGGGAATATCCTTATAGTAGTATTGGTTTTTGCAACCGCAGTTTCATACAATATTATAGGATAGCCTCCGATAACGGAGAAACTATAATCAAGATAGTAAAGACCATCAGATATTTCAATGAACGTCTGAAGTGCTGACTTGACCAAGCTTGTATTCCACACATAAGCGGTGACGGTTAGACCGGTAGCAAAATTCTCTGACCGGTAAAATATGCGTCTGGTTCCTGTGCCGTAGAATATCATTTGCTCGGCCTTTCAAGAATTAATAAGCCTTGTATTGATTCGTTATTTTCAGCGATTATTTTCCAATCACCAAAATACTTTTTGATCCACATTCGATCTTCATTTCGCTTACTATCGTGACACGCAACTAAAGATACTTTACTTTCAGCAACAGCTTTGTAAGACGGCTCACGATTCCCACCACCAAAAGGGCCATCAATTAAAGCTAAATCAAAATTCTCATCAGAAATTTGCAAATACTGACCATTCCAAAGTCGAATGTCTGCATGTTCTGTTAGTCGCAAAATTCGTTGAATTTCAGTTTGCTTTGTTTCATAAGATACAATGTCAATTCCCATCCTATCAAGTAATTGTGTTGAAGCACCCGCACCTATCTCAAGAACTTTTTTAATATCCCGTTTGAGTATTAAGTCCCTGAGCATTATCCAGTCTGTGGGTGCTAATGTCCATCCACTCCATTTAATAGGCTCTTTGTAGGAATGTTTTTCTTCTGATAGAATTTCGTTAAAAATATCTAACATTGCCCTTCCAGTGTTTTCGTAATTAAAATTCAACTCTGCATTTTTACGTGCTTCTTGTTTTACTTTTTTCGTATCATTTTGCAGGTCGGTCCAACACCGATTTATTTGAGAAGCAAAAGCTTCAGCATCTCTCGCATCAGCAGTATATTTAGTATAAGGACAACCCGAACCGGCAACGATAGGTACACCAGATGCTAATGCTTCTCTAATGACTCGTGTCGCTATATTATGTGGAGTCACTACAATGTCCGCCGCCCGAAATATACTGGGCATAATTGACACTAACTGATCAGCAACACCTACAATTCTTTTATCACGCAACCTATTCATAAGCTTAGCAATAAACGGAGCAGAAGGCGGTGGCGTACCAAAGATATGCAGTCTTGCAGAAGGACAGACAGATTCGATAAATTGAGCAGCCGCAAATATAGTGTTGAATGGAGTAATATCTTCTCTCCACATATCCGCTATAACAATATTAGGTTCGCCACTGAATTCACCGAAATTAAATTTCTTGCCCAATGGATTGTACTTATCTAAATCGACAACCGCTGGCACGTAATGCGTTTTTTGGTTGGGTATAATAATATCCCATTCCAGTTTGTGTTCTTTCCAAAAACTAACGAAAGCTCTATATTGCGGATTCAATTCATTGCTTGCCATTATCGAAAGAACCGGAGATTTCTTAATATGTTCCAAAACATAAGAAAACTCTGGCCTCCCATGTAAACACATAACAACTGGAATACCAATTCGCATAACAGGTTCAGGTGCCAACGAATGCCTCACAAGAATATCTGCCGTATAAGACCATTCGGGACTGACGCTCGATAATCCCTCATCATACAAACCAACACGGGAATAATCCTGTTTCAGTACAACATCACTCTGACAGTCTATAAACTGAGCGTCAATCCCGAGCCTGCGTTCGGCGAAAATCAAATCACGCACTGTTTCATACATACCAGAGCGGTGCGGCGTAAATTGTGCAAAATGGGCAACTTTCATTTTAATATCCTTTAATCTCTCTTCATTTCAATTTCTCGATTTCAAAAAGTTTTAGCTCACACTTGCCGGACTTGCAATCGCAGCTACAGCAGCAGATGTTGCTCCAGAAGCCGCGTACCCAGCAGCAATAGTTGCCTGAGAATCGGCACTTGAAGCCTTACCTAATGCCGATTGTGCCGAGTTAGTTGCTGAATCTGCATTGGCAGCGGCGATAGTTGCCTGAGAATCGGCACTTGAAGCCTTACCTAAAGCTGACGTAGCTTTTATTAATGCCGCACTGGCAGCATCCCCAACGTCATCGAGATTGTGGCCACATACTCGGAAAGTCTGTGAAACTGTACCACTTCCCGTACCGT